CTCGTTGGTAACCTTTGTCAGTACCATAATCTTTTTGGCGATCAGGTTGACCCGGTCCCACGACCCGGTCGATACGGTTCCGGCAACACCTTCGCCGACAAAGTGAGCGGTCAGTCCGCCTGTCCTTCGGTTGCGGCTTTTGGTGTCGCTGGTCATCGGTGACCTGCGGGCCAGCCTGCGGAACACACCGTATTGTTCGACCAGTTTGATGATGTCCGTATCAAGCTCATCATAAACCAGGTATCCACCCTCGGTGTTGACACCTTCCTGATGCAGTGCCTCCCATTGCAGCCCGATACCGTGTTCGGCGCACCATTGCCGGGCCGCTGTGTTTCCGTTTATTGCCCGGAAAAACATCCCTGCCTTATACGCCCGAGTCTCGGCATCCGGCCCTTTGAATGCCGTCAGATTGCCCGACCACCTTTTTGCACTGGCGGGAATCTTGATAACGGCCGCAGCGATGTCCGCCTGTGTGCCGACAGCATCGATGACTCGTCTGTCAAGAACAGGGGCATCGGCGAGCCTTGCGGCCTCGGCTGCGAGTTTTTCCTGCTCTTTTTTGCGGGCCTGTACCTTTTGCAGGATTCCGATTTTGGCGTCAATTCCGCCAATCTCATCGTCCAGTGCCTTGACCTGCTCAGCCTGTTCATCGGACATGTCCTCTGCCGTAAGCTGTTCCATCTGAGCAAGTTTTTCGGCCCGCAGTTTCATCAACTTTTCAATCTCATTCATTTTGAAAATCTCCTTATTGTTAGTAAAAATTTATGAAGCATCACCGCAGGCCGCGTGTGATTTACCTCGTTTAAGCAGTGCTGTTTTTGATTGTAAATATGCCCTGTTTACGGGCGAGGTTTGTGACTTTCGTGTAATGTCATTTAAGACACCCTCGAGCGTTCCAATGCGGTCGGCCATCTTTCTTTCGATTGCATCTTTGGCCCCGAGTACCCTGCCCTCGCCGAAGTTGGTTCTCACCTTAAGGGCGGTCACGCCCCTGTGATTTGCCAGTGCCGATACAAACATGTCGTAATACTCATCCACCCTGGATTTGTGATATGAATAGGCCTCTTCATCTAAGGGTTCGTATGAGTTGCCCTCTTTTTTATATTTACCCGCGTAGATGAAGTTCACCTTCAGCCCGGCATCGGCTGTTTCTTTAGACCGGTCGACGTGAACGGCGATAATGCCCACCGAGCCAATCTCACCGCCCGGGGTTATGACAATCTCATCGGCGGCCGAGGCGATCCAGAACGCCGCCGAGGCCATCAGTGAATTAACAACCGCTGTAATGGGTTTTTTGCCTCTTGCCCTGTATATTTTTTCGGCAAGCTCAGCGACGCCGTAAACACTTCCGCCGGGCGAATCGACATCGAGAACGATCGCCCCGATCCCCGGGTCGTTTATTGCCTCATCGAATACCGCCATTATATTTTCGGTCGAACTGCCGCCTGAAAACTCCGTGAGCATATCCATTTTCTGTGCGATAGTGCCGTATATTGATATGACGGCTATCTTTCCCGATACGTTCTTAAACTTTGTATTCCTTCTGGCCGCCGCCTCATGGTCGAATTCTATTCCGGTAACCTTCATATTTATAAAATCCATTATCGCCGCCAGTTTGCCCGGCATAATCGCCCAGCATGTATTGGAGAGAATGTTTATTATTGCCGGATATTTTTTCATAATTGAGCCTCGATTATTTCTTTGATTTGAATCGCCCTTTGTTTTTCCCAGCCCGCCAGCAGTGCGGGCACATCGTCGGCGGCGGTTATCTGCGATATGGCCGATCCGACAATGGCATCGACAATTATTTTCCTTTCGTCCGGTCCGGCACCGCCGATCTTGATTAGCGGTGTCACCGCTCGGTCGATATACTTTTTGTGGCCCTGGTAGAAACTCTCAACCCAAAGATTAAACTTTTCTCTATTGCGGGCGGCCTTGTCGGCACGGGCTGAAATCTTTCTTATCTCGCTGGCCGCAATTCTGTCGGCAGCATCGTCTATGACGGCACCAACCGCCTCGTCATCGGGCTTCTGACTTCCATCCTCATCTGACCCCTGACCGGCGACCCCTGACCCCTGCCCCTGGACCGTATCGCCACCGACAATATCACCTTCGGAATCGGTCTTTACCTCACCGGATACCTTCGGCCCTTCTTTGGTTATTACCGGCAGCCAGGGCTCTTCGTATTTCGGATTTGAAACAACACCCGCCTCGTGCAGCAGTTCTTTTGCATCGGTCATATTGAAAAGCACATCGTTTGTGGTCTTGTCTGCCAGGAACGCCTTGACCAGGTCCCGCTTGAACTTCATCTCCTCGAGCTGCTGTGCTGCGGCCGGGTCGGTCCTTGCCCGTTCTTCGAGCTGTCTTATTTTGGCATTGCGGTCCAGCGTCTCCATGTTCAGAGGCAGAAGGAACTCGTCCAGACCGTCTTCGGGATTCATGTCCTCCAGCTCTCTTGCCTGGTTACGTGAAAGCCAGCCGTCGTTTATTGCCAGATGAAACGCCTCGTACCTGGTCTTAATGTCGCCTCTTATGATGGCATTTGCATTGTGTTTGAAGTAAAAGCCTTCTTGTTTTTCCTTATCGGTCAAGAGTTTTGCGTACAGCGCCTGTTCCCAGCGAACGAACCACGTACTGAGTGTGTCCATCACATATTCGAGGTTCTGATGTTCGATATTGGTGAATGTCGCCCTTTCCAGGTCGGCGATTTTATGAGGCTTCATCCTGAACCAGCGGCAGATCTCCGTCACAGAGAATTTTCTGGTCTCTAAAAACTGCGATTCCCCCGGCGCTACAGTTATGGCATTGAATTTCATCCCCTCTTCCAGAACCAGCAGTTTGTTCGCCTTGTCGGTTCCCTTGTAATCGTTGAGCGTTTTTTTGAGGTTTGTCAGCGCTTTGTCGCTTAAAGTTTCCGGATGTTCCAGCGTCCCGGAGGGATGCGCTCCATTGCCGAACCAGCTTGACCCGAACTTTTCAGTTGCCTTGGCAAGTCCCAGCGATTCTTTGGCCTGGCTTATCACGTTATAACCGAGGAGACCATCGAAGCTCAATCCGTGTATGTGCAGTATATCGTGTGCGGGAAAATATACCTTTCCCCCGGCATCGGTAGTTACCTCATAAAAGAGTTTTTTGTTATCATCGCGAAACGGTACCGTTCTGTCCGGCCGGAGCGGCCAGAGAGCGATGATATTGCCCCTTGTATCGGTCTGTTTTTCGGCGTATGCGTTTCCCCAGCCCAATACGTGGGCGGTCATCGCCTGTCGAAAATCGACAGCCGTCATTTCCTCGTTAGGCTGATAATTCAACAGTCTGTGCAGCCGGTGGTCGTACTGTTTTTTCCTGTACTTGCCGTCTCTTTTATATATATGCAGCGGCAGCTTGGCAATATCGGCGCTTATACAGTCGATGCAGGCAAATACGGCGGCTATTGTAAGTGCATTATTGTTGGTTATCCTGACACCCGCCGCTGTCGGCCCGCCGGTCGGCCAGTTGAAAAACCATCCGCCTCTATCGGTTGTCGCGGCCGCGGATTTACTGAACCAGTTTTTTATCTTATCAAACATCGAATACCAAAGGTCCTCTTTCTTCGTAGATAGATGTTCCATGCACATTCGCCATTGCCCGGCCGATGGCCATAATCGCCGTAACGATACCGTCAATTTTCTCAGTCGATTTCTTCTTGCTGGGCTTTATATTCCCAGCCGCATCCATCTCGACCGTCACATTCGAGGCCATCCAGCGAAGGACGGGGTTATTTCCGTGATGAATCTTCTTGGCTATCACCAGCTCTTCAAATTTCTTTGTAGGCGCCGCCATCGACAAAAACCCCTGGCCGAACGCCACCACGTTCAGACCATCCTGCTCGCGGAGCTGCGTTACGAGCTGGTCACCCTGAAACAGCCTGTCGGCGGCAAGGTCGATTAGCGGGTATCTGTCGGCAAGTTTGTTGATGTCGCGGCGGACAAAATCATAATCCATCGCATCACCGGCGGACGGCGTGATGTAACCGGTCTTAATCCAGGCAGGGTACGGGACACGGTCTTTTCGTTCGCGTTTTCGGGCACTGTCGGCCGGCACCCAGAAAAACGGCAGCAGCACATACCCGCCGTCCTCGATACCGGCATCGGCGGCATCGAACAAAAGACCAAGCGCCGTCAGGTCGCCCGTGCTTCCTAAATCCAGTCCACCTATACATTTTTTGCCGGCCAGTTTCGCCAGCATTTCGGCCCGCCAGGCGGCAGGGTCGGTGCCCGCATCGACGGCGTCCCACTTATCCATGGGCAGCCAGCGGATGTCCTGCTCAGTTCGAATATTCAAATGCAGCCTCTTGAATTCGTTCTCTTTACTGGGAAACTCCTGTGCTTTTTTGCATTCTCTATGCAGATAATCTTCCGAGACACTTACCCCTAAATTAGGGTTTACCCTTGCCCAGACGGCAGGGTCGGTCCAGTCGTCCGCAGGCGTTGCCTCGTAGATAACCGGCAGAAACGCCGCATCTTCGATAATCCCGTCTCTGACCTTGCAGGCATAGTCGTATACCTCGTTACAGATTGTCGGTCTCATATAATCGGCGGTCGTCAGATAAATCAAAAGCGGCTGGAGTCTGTTCGCCGACGACATTGACGTTGTAAGCGCATCGATGAGCCTTCGGTTCTTTTGAACGTGCAACTCATCGACAACAACAAGATGCGGATTGGCCCCGTGCTTGGTATCGGCCTCGGCCGAAAGCACTTTAAGAAAGCTGCCCGTTGCTTCAACGTGAATGGTCCTGTTCTGCGTAGTGCCTTTTTCACCGTAGATTGTGCAGCGGCTTTCCAGTTCCGGTTCGGCCCTGACCATTCCCGCAGCGTGGCGGAAAAGCAGTGACGCCTGTTCTCTTTCACCTGCTGCGCAATAGTCCTGCTGGCCTATTTCGTTATCGCAGAACAGGACATAATCACCGATGCCGGCGGTAAGCGGTGTCTTACCGTTTTTTCGCGGCACATAAATCAGGGCCTCGCGGTACCTGCGCGTGCCGTCCGGCTTTTTCCAGCCGAACAGGTTGGCGACAATCGCCTGTTCCCACGGCTCTAAGATAAACGGCTGTCCGGCAACGGCCCCCTCGATATGGTGGAGGCATTCATGGAAAAAATCGATCGCAAGCTGAGCAGCCTGCTCGTCAAAGGCACAATCACCTGCACTTGCAAACGGGTCGTAACCCGGAATAAGCGTTATCACCTCACACAGATCAGTTTGTTGGGCAATTGCTGTCATTCTGGTAAATCAAATATCAGAAATTAAATATTAAAATTGTGGAGTCAGCCTTCGGCTGACGACTTCCTTAATTTTACATTTTGCTTTTTGATTTTTTATTTTCCTTGCCACCCTCAATCAACACCTATCGCGATAATGTCATAGTTAAGGATCGATGAACCCGTGCCATCGTGCGCAAGTTTCAGGGATTCGTTGGTCGTAACATCCAGACCGGTCGCATCGGGAGCGATATACAGAAATTCGCCGCCGGGCGGCAGCTTCAGGACATCGGCCGGGTCGGCGAACAGTCCCAACTGTGTCGCCGCGGCACCGCCGATAAGCAGGTTCGCATCGGTCGATTTGTTCTTGATATACAGAGCCTTCAGTATATCCAGGGTCACCGCATCGCCGAACGCGTCCGTTATGTTTCCGGCATCATCCGTGCCGGTATGCAAATCCAATGTGTCGTTGGCCGCGTCGGCAAGCGGTCGCGTATCGTGCCAGATTGTATCGGCCTGATTTGCACCCGTACCGTTTGTGAAGCTTTTTCCGCGTGTCTCGTTGATTGTGTCTGTCGGCGTATTAAGGTCGAGCGATTTGGTGTGTACCAGGCTCAGCATAATATTTACTTTTGCGGTCAGGCCCATGATATTTATCCTTAAAAATCAAATATCAAAAGTTAAAAATAAAAATTGTGGAGTTGCCGCTTCACGGCAACGACTTCCTTAATTTTGCTTTTTGATTTTTGATTTTTACATTTTCCTCACGCCGAGTTAGTAAAGAATCGTTTTTTGAGGTCCTTGTTACCTTTGCCCAGACTCTTAACGGCCTGCATATTGGTACGGGCCGAGGGTGTAAGGCCGAACTCGGCCTCAAGTTTGGAGAGCTGCTGTGCCAGTTTCAAACAGAGATTGACCTGCGGGTATTGTGCGGTATATTCATCGCCGCTCTTATTGATTGCCTCGTAGAACTCGTCGTTTTTTTCGAGCCAGTCGCGCATCGCTCTCCACCAGGCCCAGGTATCGCAGTACCGGGCAAGTGCCCCGGCATCGATTTTTGAGAGCACCCCCATCGCATCGAGCTGCGGTCTGAGTTCATCCCACTTTTTCGCGGCAAGTTTCTTTA